GACGATTAACGTTAGCCGAGGTCGATAGCAAAATCGAGCCGCTAGCAGATAGACGCGCCAAATTGGAGGAGGAGTTAGATCGATTAACAGAGGATCAGAACGAGAATAACTTAAGCGATTCGGAAGTTATTCGCCTGGTAAACTCTTTCGGAGATATTTTAGATAACGGTACTCTCGAGGAGGCGCGATACACGATATCGACGCTAATTAAGAAAATCGAGATCGACGGAGACGATATTACGATACATTGGAATTTCAGCTAAACCCTTAAGGCTCTAGGTTTCTAGGGCCTTTTTTATTTTCTACCCAATAAGCACAGCTACTATGATCGCTGAGAAAAACGGCGAAAAGGCCCTGGTTATGACCCTGATCCAGGACGGCAACTCCGCCACCGGCATAACCGCCAATGGTAAAAAATTCGTTTGGACGATCAATTTCGGTTACTCCATTCGTTCCCGTTATTGCGGATCCCTCTATATCGAGGGTATCGGTACCGTCTTTACAAGCGGTACAGTCGCTAAGGCTTTTGAGTACATTCTCAATAATTAACAGAAACCCACCCCGGAGGTTACGAGGGTAGAAAGGTACGGATATGAATAAGGTTAGACGTAAAGAAATCGCTCGGGCGATCGAGTTAATGGATCAGGCTCGCGAAATCTTAGAGGCCGTGAGAGACGAGGAGCAAGAGGCTTTCGACAATATGCCGGAGAGTATCCAATGCTCCGAGCGTGGCGAGACTATGGAGGAATATATTTATACTATCGAGAACGCCCTGGAAAACCTGGATACCGACGATCTGCAAGAAATCGTCGACAGCTAATTAGTAAGGAGTAAACTTATGAAAGCTAAAGTAACCGCCGTAATCAAAAATAGTCCCGTATTTCCAGTCGATACGTTTACGGCCGAGGCGATCGTAGAGTTTCCGGACGACGAGAACGTTTTCGGGAGAGCCTTAACCGCTAGACGACATTTTAGAGAGCGGTACGGCGAGGCGATCGACCTTACGATTAAAACCGTCGAATACATTTGAGGAGGTAACAGTATGACTAACTTAAAGAGGATCCGCGAGACTCGCGGCCTTAGTCAGGCCAAACTCGCCGAGGCGAGCGGCGTTAGCGTTCGTATGATCCAACATTACGAGCAAGGCGTTAAGGATATTAACTCCGCCGCCGCGCTGACCGTTTCCAAACTCGCCCAGGCGCTCAGCGTTACGGTCGAGGATCTATTAGAAAAAGCCGAATAACGAAAAAGAGGCCGAGGAGTATATCTCCCCGGCCTTTTAATTTGCTCTCCTGAGCCTCTCAGAGGCCCGTAGAGCGATTTATTTAGTTTATCCGATAACTTACCCTACCACGCATAAACGCGCCTGAGAGCGCTCTATACGCGCTTAGTATAAGAGAGCTTGATCCAACCGGCGCCGCTTTTCAGCTTACCCCAACCGTTAGACTCGCTAACGATCGTATAGACCTCGTCCTTTTTTACGACCGTCGCGATCCGGTAGTTAGTACCCGGGCCTTTTCGGACGTTCAGCAGAGACGCGGTAATCTTAACCAGGTAAGCGGACTCCTCAGGACGTACCGGCTCGGCGCCGAGTCTCTTATTAACCTCCTCGGCGATATACGGAAATTTACTCTCGAGGTAAGGCCCCGGACAATTCGTATTAGCAAACCATTTATGCATAGTCAAATTGCCGGACTTGTCGCCGGTAAAATTCAGACGAGGGATCCCGTTACGCTTACAGATATCGACGCAAAGCTCGATAGTCTTTTCGAGCGCCTTGTCGCTGACGTGCCAATCAGGAGCGCCTCCGTCGTTAGCGACCTCGATCGTAACGGCCCGATTATCGTTACCGGCGTTACTGCTAGTCCATGCTCGATTAGCCTCGTCGACATACAGACCGACGCGGCCGTCGGATCCGACGCCATAGTTAGAGCTTGCTTTCCTGGACTTAGGCGCGAATACGTTACCGCACGTCTCGACGCTCAGATTACCGGCCATATGGTGAATAGTAATCTTGTCGATCTTATGGTTTCTCGGGTTAGTGCTATTCGGAGAAATCTTAGTATAGTTAACCAATTTGCTATTACTCATAATATTACCTCCTCAAAAATAGAAAATCCCCCGGCGCGGAGCCGAGGGATTTCGTTTATTACTTAGAGTGTTTTAACTGATCGAGTACCTTATCCGCCTCGATCGCGTTCTGAGTGAAAGAGTTATTTTTCCACCAGGCCCAAACGGACGCGCCGACGGTAGCTACCAGGGTTACGACCTGGTAAACCTGATCCTCGGTTACGGGGAAAATCTCCTTACCGGCGATCGCTAAGATCTGATTAGCGAGAGCGATAAATAATACGATAGTTCTCGCGATAGTTTCAGCCTTTACGGTATTCATGGTTTCAGATCCTCCTTTTCCGTAGGTAATTCCATAAATTTAGCGTGGAGACTATCCATAACGCCGTTAACGCCTAGGTTATGGTATTGAGTCCACATATTTTCGAAATTCTCTCGAGCGTAAATAGGCGCGTACCCTTTATCGCTATACTTATCGTATTTCTCGATAAGGCGATCTCTGAGTAGCGCCTGTACGCCCAAACAAACGGCCTCGGTTTTCTTTTCGTTAGCCTTAAGGCGACCGTAAATATATCGCCACGCGGTTAACAGAATACCGGAGCCGAAAAGTAACGAAATCCAATCTCTCGCGGTCATATGCTTACCTCCTTTACGCTGTTCTCCGCCATACGGAAACCTGGATATAAGGCGGCATATTGTTATGCGGCTGACTACCGCCCGAGAGCATAGTACCGCTCGTATAATATTTACTCGTAGTATCCGCACCGTTAGACGTGCTGACGAGAGCGGTATACGAGTCGAGAGCCGATCCGGCTCCGTCGGTCGATTTATACGCGCCGACGTTATGTTTATGCCGAGGCATTTCGTTAACGGTTAAGGTATGAGTCTCCTCGCCACCCGTAACGCCGATCGTATCGCTCGCGGTCGAGGCCCATAAAAACGCGTTTTCGATCCGCGCCCATGTTCCGCCGAATAAGGTACCCGGGTTAACATGGTTATAAGAGAGGTAAATACTACCGACGGGATAAATCGCGTCGAAAATCGTACCTCTCACCTTACCGATAAACTCGACGTCGAGAGCGATCTCGAGCGTATTAGGAGTTTCGCATACCTTACCGAAACTCATTCCGGTACCGGAGGCATGATAGTCCACTAGCGTAAACGCCGTAGGTACGTCCGAGTCGAAAGAGATCTCGGTAAAGTAATCGGATACCGTTAATCTGAAATCGTAAGACTCGTCGCCGCTAAAAACGGTAGACGGGATATAAGTCGTATTAACGGAGTAATCCGATCCGCTCGTAAGAGTGGTAAAATTGGCGGCGTCTTTTAATTTATACGCGAGAGTATAAGACTTATCGTTTTTATTGCCGAGAGTCGTAATATCAAACGCGTAAGTTAATTTAACGTACTCGCCCTCGTCGTTAAGCGTACCGTACCGATCGCACCGCTGAGCGGTAAACGCCGTAATACTAGGGTTAGAGTACGCGAGGACGGTTACGTTTACGGTACTCGTCGCCGTCCGACCTCGAGAGTCGGTTACGGTAACGTTTACCGCGACGGATCCGCTAATCGTGATCGCGTCGCTCGTGATCGTGCTACCGCTATAAGTCTTACCCATAATCTTAACCGAGTAACTTTTAATCGTACTCGAGTAAGATCCGGAGGCGGTCGTTACGACCTTTAATTTAGATCGACCTTGCACATACGCGCCGAATTTACTCGCGAGGCCGCTAGTCGCCTCGGATATGGCGATATCATTTACGACCGGCTTTACAGAGGCCGGGACGTTTAACGTTATAGCTAAGGTTTTACGACCAATCTCGGACGATCCGTTATACGTGATACACGTAATAACACAGGCGCCCGAGGTACTGTTAGGGATATTGTCCGCGAGCGTTAACGGGATCGTCCACGCCTGAGAGGTCGCAACGCCCGAGGCGATCGTAGTCGTTACGCCGCCCCAGGTAAACGTTAACTTATGAGTAAACGCCGTGGATCCTCGGGTAATGGTAAAAGTAACCGCCGTACCCATATCCGCCGAGGTCTTATTTACCGAAAAGGTAGAGACTCGAGGGATATTCGTTAACGCGAGAGATCCGCTCGCCGTGCCGGTACCGATATAAGTACCTGACCAGGTAATCGCAAACTCCAACGTAAAGCTAAAGGAAATAGTCTTTTTACCGTCGGAATTGTGAGTAATGGTTTTAGTACCGCTTGCGATCGTCTTAGTACCGCTACCGCCGATCGTAGTAGATCCCGAGGCGACGGTCGCTCCGTTAAGGACAACGGAGTAACTCTTAGCCGCGCTCGAGGTAATGCTATAAGGTCGATATAATTTCAAATCCCAGGAGACGACCGAGGAGTTACTATTTACGTCGTAACTAACCTCCGTAACGGTTAACACGGCGTACGGATTATTTGCGATCCCGGGATTATAGGTACACGTCGCCATGTAATCACCTTACTTTCTTAAAAGAGAGATTTCCGTTAGCTCTAGGGATAAAGCCGAAATTACCGATAACAATACTATCGAGGATCTCGGCGTTAGTGATATAGAGCTTATTATCGCTAATATAAGCGACCTCGATCGTATCGTTATACAGGAAAGAGATACGACCGTTAGAGATTTTGGTCGTTAAGAGCGCTCCGAGTTCACCGAGGATAATATTACCGTCGACCAGGCGGATATATTTAGAAGTTTCGTCCAGGATCCGGACGATCTCCTCGTTTTCGTTAGTAATACGCTCGTTTACAGTATCGAAACGGACGTTAACCTCCTCGGCCGTCTGAGTGATCGAGAGAGCGGTCTCCTCGCGTACGGTCTCTAAATCAGAAACCTTAACGTACTCCTCTAACATAGTCCGGACGGTTTCCTCCGAGGTTTCGATCGACTCGTTAATATAGGTTAACGTATCGTTTAAGACCTGGTTAGTAATCTGATTACTAGACTCCGATACCTCTCGGATAACGACGTCGACGCGGTTAGCCGCGCTCTTACTCGTCTCCGCCTGACTACCTAAGTAACTACCCTTTTCGAGGCCTAAGGTAATCGTACAGTCGGACGGATTAGTTAAATCCATACTGTACGCGGTTAAGAGGATCCGCTCGTCGATACCGTGAGGCGTACTATTTACCTCGATATAGTCGCCGAGCTTAAACGCCTCGATCGTATTATCGGTTAAGTGGAGATCGATAGCTTTAATCGTGAGTTTACTCGGTAATTTGACTTTATCCGCTAAATATGCATTGGCCTTAATCAACAGATTCTCCGGGAGGGTTACGTCCTCCCAGGTAACGACCTCGTAAATACGACCGTACTTTTCGACGGCCTCCTCGTTATACACGTAATCGACGTCGCCGTTTACGCTCTTAATATTGATCGCCTCGCCGGTCGTCTCGTCTTTAGCGCCGTACGGGATAATACAAGTCGCTAAGGAGCTAGCGTTACCGTCCTGGACGAGATCCAGGAGGTTAACCGCGAAAGCGATCGCCTGAGTAGAGGTATCGGCGTAATCCGCCAAATAGTCGACGTAATTACCGTCGGCCTCGTACCGGATCGAGATATAACCGCCGAGTAATTTAATCAATTTGTTATTGATCTCGTCCCAGGTATTCGGGGAGTTACTCGACGCTCTAACGATATAGTCGTTAGGATCCTCGACGGTTACGATACCGAGCTTAAATTTTTGCCATTCCTCGACCTGGTCGTTATGCTGATCCAGGAGCATAGCAAAATAAGCCGCGACCGTACCCTTATACTCATAAGGTCGGACGATCGAGTCGTTTAAGTAACCTAAAACGCCCTCGACCTCCACCTTTTTAGCCTTTTGAAAATCGATATTATCGGAGAAAACGCGACCCTTAAAAAGAGTACGATTTTCTCGGGAAACGGTAATAACGGATTTCATTTTTACGATCTGATCGTAATAAGAGTGATCCGGATAGATCTTAAACGTAAGAGATCCGATTTTATTTACTTCCAAATTCAAAGTCGGATTAACGACTTTTAAGTTATTGGAGTTAGGCGACCATAAAGTAAGGTTATCCATTTGGATATTTAACATTAGATCGCCCCCTCCCTATACTCGAAAGTAATCTTACCGGTACCCGTTACCTCGATAATATTCGTACCGCTATGCAATTCGAAATTATCGATCGTATACGTACCGGCGCTAACGGAAACGGTCGCGCCGTTAAACGTAATCGTAGTCTCGCCGGTTACGGTAATGGTCGGTACGACGTCGATACTCTCGTTATCCAGGTATACCAGGACGGTACCGTTAATATCTCGAGAGTATACGGTCATTTCGCGACGGAGTCTAAAAGGCTGAGCGTCGACGTCGAGGTTAATAATAATATAATTACTACGTAACTCCGTCGAGACGCTCGCCTCGCCCTCGTAATAGTGGTTAGGGTAATCGTCGTCGACAATTTGGATCGTCTGACCGTGTAAGCGATTCATATAGGCGTCGAGTTCTAACAGATACTCGCGATCGCCTGTACCGAAATATTGAAAAGATAAGGCTCGATTATAAAACGTAACCTTACCGGTAAGAGCCTTAGTAAGGTTAAGTAAACCGTTACGACCGGGTACCTTAGCGGTAAAACTTTGGATCTCCGGCTTTTCAATTTCCTTTTTTTCCTGTACGAGATCCAGGTCGTCGCCCGTATGAGTGATCTCGTTTCCGAAAATGATAGTAATACCTCTCACGGTTTACCACCCCCTCGCAACCTTACTATATTTATCGTTTAACGCGTTATCGACCGGATCGATAATACCGCCGACTAACTCGCCGCTATCGAGTACGACCTGTAAACGATCCAGGCGGTCGTAAATACGATCGAGCTTAGATAATAACTCGCCATTACTACCCATTCCAGGAGACGCGGAGTAGCGGTTAAGCTCTTTCGCGACATTTCTTAACCAACCGGTATTTTTTTCGAGAGGTACGATCGCCTCGGCGCCGTCCTCGCCGATCTCAGCGACCGTAGGACGAGTAATAACCGCGCCCTTAGCGAGTCGAGGTAAGCTAATTTCCTTAATCTTACCGACGTCGACGCCGGGTAATTTATTCGCGAGATCGATCGCGGAGTTAATCAGGCGAATACCCTTGTTAATCGTATTTTCGATCGTGGAAAGTACGCCGTTAATACCGGTCTTAACCGTATTACTGATCGTGGATCCGATACTCGAGCCGATACTCGAGAATTTATCCTTAATTTTCGTCCACAGGCCGGAGAAAAAGGATCCCCATTCCGAAAAGGCGTTTTTAACGGACGTCCACGCGTTTTTGAAAGTTTTGGAAAACCAGGAGGCCGTATCGGAGAAAGTATCTTTAATTTTCGTCCACAAACCGGAGAAAAATTTAGTGCAAGCGTCCCAGGTTTTCTTAATACCGCTCCACGCGGATTTGAAAAACTCGACGATCGCGTCTAAGACCTTTTTCACGGTCTCCTTAATCTTATTCCAAACCTCGACGAATTTCTCTCGAGCCTCGTCGTTCGTCATAATGAAAGTAACGATACCGGCGACGAGCGCGGCGACGAGCGTAACGATTAACATAATCGGGTTAGCATTTAGCACCGCGTTAAATAACGCCTGAGCGATCGTCGCTCCCTCGTTAGCTAGCTTATACGCCTTAATCGCACCGACGACCGCGTTAATCGTAGAGGCGACGTTCCATACGAGCATACCGGTACCGATCGCGACGACGGTCGAGACGATTAACTCGCCGTGATCGACGATATAACCGACGAAATCGCCGACTTTCTCGACTAACTTAGAGACGACGTCCTTAATAGCCGGGCCGTTTTCCTTAACGTACTCGATCGCCTCCTCGACGACGGGTTTTAACTCCTCGCCTAAAGGCTTAACGACGTCCGTCTCGATCGTACGGCCGAGACCCTGTAAAGCGGATCCGATATCGTCGTATTTCTGCTCGTTAATATCCTCGAGCGCGGTCGAGGTTTTGGAGATCTCTCCCTCGACGCTCATAAGAGCCTTAACGCCCTCGACGCCGAGATCCTCCCACATGGTACCGAATAGCGCGACGCCGACCTGATTCTGAGCGAGAGGATCGTCCATTTCAAAGAGCGCCTTACTAACCTTACCTAACGCGTTTCGAGCGTCCTCGCCGCCCCTAGCAAATTCCGCAGAGGTAGCGGCGGCGTTTAAGCCGAGAGCCTCGAAAGCCTTAGCGGTACCGTCGGATCCGTCCTTAGCGCGGATACCAAACTCTTTAACGGCGTCGCCGAGCTTATCGACGGAGAAAGTACCGTTTTCGGCACCGTTAACGAGCATATTAAACATTTCCTCGGCCCCGATACCCATATCGGAGAAATGTACGGCGTACTCGTTAATCGTATCCAGGAGGTCGCCGTTTTTATTTAAGCCATTTTGGGCGCCCTGAGCGATAAGGTTATAAGCCTCCTCAGCGCTTAAGCCGTACTGATCCATAAGCATTTTAGCGGATCGAGTAGACTCGTTAACCTCAAACTCGAAAGTATCGCGTAACAGTAAAGCGCGTTCGGTAGTTTTCTCTAACTCCTCGCCGCTCAGCTTAGTATTTTGCTTAACGGTCGCCATAGACTCGGCGACGTCCTGGATATTCTCGCCGAAATTATTCGCGTAAACGCGCTCCATAGACTCGTTAAGAGCGTCCATTTCCTCGGCGGAGGCTCCGGTCTGAGTAACCAGGGTATTAAAGGCCTTATCGAAATCGGTAGATAACTTTAGAGCATATCCGCCAATAGCCAACGCCGCGCCACCGACTACGGCCGCGCCGGTCTTAAGAGTCTCGAAAGCGCCCTCGGCCTTTTCCTTAAAGTCGCTTAACTCTTTCTCGGCGTCCTTGACGGCCTCTTTATACTCCGAGGTAGCGTCCTCGGCGTTTTTAGTACCCTTAGAGACTTTCTTAAGCGCGTCCTCGGTCGTAGATAACTCGTTACCCATATCCTCGAGAGACTTTTCAGTCTGCATAATTTCGCGCTGAAACGCTCTAAGCTGATTTTCGGCGATCTCGCCGCGCTCAAACTGAGCGATAACCTGAGCCTCGGCCTCTTTAAGAGTATTAAGTTTTTGGGTAGTTTCGGCGATCGCGCTCTTTAAGATATCCTGTTTCTGAGCGAGTAACTCCGTATTAGTAGGATCAAACTTTAAGAGTTTGGTTACTTCTCTTAATTCGACCTGTAAAGACCTGGATTTCTTTTCGGTCGATCCGAGCGCCTTGTCGAGTTTCGTAGTATCGCCGCCGATCTCGACGGTAATACCTCTAATCGCCTTATTAGCCATACCTTAACCCTCCTTTCCGAATTTATCGCGTAACTTATTACGATCCGGCTTAGTCTGCTCTAAAAGCCACGCGTTTTTTAGATACTCCTCGCCCTTTTCCGTCTGACTCATACGGTAAATAAAGGCGTCGCGCCGGAACGTCAAATAGTCGAGATAGTCCAACTCCTCGACCTCGAATATATTTAGGCCTGTATACTCGGATACGAGCTTTTCCCAGGCCGTAGTAACTACGTAATCGTATCCCTTATCATCGTCCAGGGGATAATAAGGGATTTTCAGTTTTTTGAGGCGATTACCTCGTCGATAAACTCCATATAGGCGGTAAAGAAAATAATTACGTCCTCAAAGTCGAAAACGCTCTCGAGAAACTCCTTAGTAATCTTAGCGCCGGTCTTATTACGACTCATAATCTTAGCGCAAGCCTCGAAAAGATCGTCGGTATCGGCGTCGTTAGCGCCGTCCTCCGCGATCTCGTCTAAGCTAGCTTTCATCAGGGTAAGATCGTCCATAATCGCTTTAGTAGGAGTACCGACGAAAATAGTCGTCTTATTTTCGTCTGCAAAAGTGACGGGTAAATACTGCTTTTTAACAGTATTGAAATTGAGCGCCTTAGCCATTTTCATAACCTCCATAAATTAAAAATAGGACGGAGGCGTTTTACCGCCCCGTCCTAGCAATGAGCCTATTAACCGGCCGCCTTAGTCATTTCCTCGACGTACTCGATCAGAGTACCCTCGTCGTCCTGAGGCAGAGCCTTAAACTCGGCGTTAATAACGGTCTCCTTATCCTTAGCGAAAGCGATCGCTAAGCCGCCCTGGTTAACACCGCGAACAACGACCCAAACGTCGCCGTCGACCTTATCGATATGGTGGAAACACAGCGCGTAAGACTTACCGTTATGATTACCGACGCCGCCGATCTTAACGGTACGGATACCGGTAGTCTTATCCTCGGTAACGCGAGCGGTAGAACACAGCTTTTCTAAGGTCTTACCGTTCCAGGTTAAAACGCCGGACTTTAACAGGACTTCCTCCTCGGTAATAATGGTCTTAACCACCTTACCGGTATCGTCCTTAGCCTCGTACCAGGTACCGGTATACTCCAAAGTAGCGCCGCCCTGGATACGACCTAACAGATCCGCCTCGTCGTCAAAGTCGGAATACTTAGGCATAGTACCCTCGTACTCCTTACATAACAGATTGCCGGAGCCGAGAGTAATAATCTCGGCGTCTCTCTTAATGTCAGACATATTACGCCCTCCTTACTTTTCAATGAAATTAAAAGTATATACGACCTGGTATAACTGCTCCTCCTGGATCCAATAACGGTCGTCCTTATCGTACTCGCGACCCAATTCGTCGAATTTAGCCTCGATACGAGCCTCGGCCTCAGGATCCGGAAACTCAGAATATACCTCGATCGTATACTCATGCTCTTTTAACAGATTTAATCCGTCGGCACCTCTACGCGTAAAAGAGTCGTGATAAACCGCGTAAGTAGTCTTAGGAGGGTTAATAAACTGAGTTTCGTCGAAAGTTTCGCCCTCCACGAAACCGGCGCCGGTTAAAATTTCCTTAACCATTTTTAATAACCTCCTCGACCGCCTTAAGATAGTCCTCGATAATAGGATCGCTCGCCTTTTGGATAAAGTGAGTACCCCTAGTACGACCGCCGTCTCGCAGAGCGTGACCCTTTTCGAGTAAGTGACTTAAGCGATAGTCGGATCCTTTAACGTACCACGTAAAAGATACGGATCTATCGCTCTCGTCCGTTTTCTTACTAGAAATGGAGTCTCGGTAATGCTTTTGACGTCTACCGACCGGAGCGGTCGCCTTAGTCTCCTTTACCAAACGGGACATACTGGATTTAGCCTCTTTCTTAATCCCCTCGATTACGTTCTCGCCGTAAAGAGTTAACTCTCGAGCGACGGCCTCGCCTAACTCGTCGATACCGATCGTATGATTACTCAATACGATACTCCCAGGATCTTAACGGTCTTATGTTGTAACATAAAATCGTCATAATCCTTAATGTTATACGGGACGTCCTGGTAAAGGATCCGGTAACTCTGTAAGTTAAGGCTAATATCCTCGAGACCCTTAAAGTATCTTACCTCGAAAGTAAGACTCCTCTTAGCCTGGATCGCTCCGGCGCTCAGGTACTCGTTATCGGCTTTCGCCTTGTTAATACTAGCGTGGATCTTAAACAGATCGTCCCACCGTTTCGCCTTTTGGTTAAGTTTTTGGATCGTAATAGGTCGATCGTAAGGTCTACTCATTCGATCCCCTCCTTAACTCGAGGCGTAACTGTAAAGAGAGGTCGTCGACTAATTTCCGGGTATTACCGGAGACGGTCGAGTTTAACCCTCGGTTATCGTAAAGGTCGGAGATAATAATTAAGGCTAATTCCTTAGATCTCGGATCCTCGACGGGATAACTTACGCCGATAGATCCCTTAAGGTAGGCGTCGGCGGTCTTAATCGCTCTCTCGATATTCTTATTAACCATATCGTCGGCGTAATCGATACCGAGATAAGCGAGTACCTCCTCGACGCTAACGACCTGAGTAGCGGTATCCATACCGTCGCCCTCCTTATCGGTTTAAGATAGCGGAAACGATATCCGCCTTAAGATTATTCATAGAGACGCCCTCGACCCCTAACTCCTCAGCGAGGACGAGTAACTCCGCTTTAGTCATAGCGGTTAACTCGCCCTCGCTATAAGTACCGGCGTTATCCGAGTCGGCGAGGGCCATTATTCCCCCACGGTAGCGGTATCGATATAGCCGTAGACGTAAGCGTCAGCGTCCAGGGACTTATAATCGTCGCGCAGAATAGCGCGGATCAGAGTCATATTCATAGCGAAAGCGTTAAAGTCGCCGATAACGGCCACGTCAGACGCCTTTAAGCTCATGGACTGACGGTTATACTTACGGATACCGGCCTTTAAGTCACCGATAACAAAGGGGATCTTAGTACCCTGAGTAGCCATAGCCTTATTAGGCACGACCTTAACAGGGACGACCACGGTACCGCAACGCAGAGCCAGGCGAGCGGAGTCGGTAGGATCGGGATTCAGCAGAGGACGGCCGTTATTATCGACCAGGGTATCCAGGTAATTCAGACCGTCGTCGTTAGTGATGATCTTAGCACCGGCCTTATAAGCCTGACCCAGGGTAACGTTAACGGCGTGCTTAATACCGGCGATACCGTCCAGGGCGACCTGAGCCTTAGCCTTAATAATACCCAGGATCTTCTCGTTAGCGGTCGCGATATTAGCGCGAGCCAACCACTCGGTAACGATACCGGTAATATTAGCGTCGGAGTCGTGGATCAGGTCGTTAGAGACGGGCATAAAGCCTGCACGATCCTGGATCGCGTAAGTCACGCGCTCAAACTGAGGAGCGGCGATCTTCTTAGTGATAGCGCCGTTCTCGTCCAGGTCGACGAAAGCCTCAGTATCGGCCTTTTTCTGATAGGTACGAGCGCCCTTATTAGTGGAGACGTTCTCGACGGAGATATCGTCCAGGAAGCTATAACGAGCCTCGGGCCACTTCTCGACGCGAGTCACGATATCCTCAGGGACGGTATAACCGCCGTCGGCCTCGACGGACTCCTGTAAGTCCTTATCGGCGACCTTAGACATGATAGAGCGGATCTCCTTAGCGACGATCTGCTCGCCGGTCAGCTCCTTAACCTCAGGCTCGCCGGTACCGGCGTGAGGCTCGGCGCCCTCGATACCCTCGGCCTTTTCAGCCTCATAGATACGCTTTTCGGCCTCAAACTCGGCCTTTAAGACGTCGACCTCGTCCATAATAGCGTTAGCCTTAGCGACGTCCTTATTTTCGCCCTCGGTCATAAAACCCTTAGCCTCAGCGGTCTTAGCCTGGATCTGAGCTAAAATTTCACGCATTTTCTTATTCATGATATTTTTCCTCCTTAATTTTGAACAAAAATAAAAGACTCAGCCTCTCGCACCTTAAAAGCGAGATCTAAGTCTTTGTCGATATGATTATTTTCGGTCTGATCCTTAACCTCCGGATCCTGACCCTCGGTTTCTGCAACCGGCTTAGTAAAGCCGACGCTCTTATGAGTACCGGCTCGAGGCTGAGCGCCAACGGGGACGAAAGATAACTCCCATGCGTCCTTAGCGCCGCTCAGCAACATAAGACAACGCTTTTCAGAGCCTCCGGGAGTACCGTCCTCGACGACATACTTAGCGCCGGGCCAATGACGACAATACTTTTTCATATTGTCGGTACCGCAAATACTGCAAATCATTTTCTCGGGAGTACAGGAAGTAGAGACCTCCTTTTTAATACCGCCCTCGATCTCGGCGATCAGATCCTTATTAGAATCGGTACGGATCATATAGGCCCGGCCGATTAACTCGGTATGTAATTCGCCTCGCTCGGTCTGCTTATTCGCGTTTTGGACTAACTCGGTATCAAATACTCGGGCGATCTGATTGTCGGCGCGTCTCATATGATCCTTAATCATAGGCTTACCGGGATACAGTTTCTTAAGATCCTGTAAAGCCTTAAGATCAAAGGGCATATAATTGCGGTCGTCCTGTTCGTTATCGGCCATAACGATCTTAAAAACGAAAACGTCCTCGGCCTTAAAAGGTCTCAGAGTGTACTTATTGATCTTCTTAAGATCTTCCTCGGTCGCCTCTAAAGGCTGAACGCTCGCCGCCTTACAGATAACACCAGGAGTCGCCTCCGGATCGTCCATAGATACGGTTAACTTATCCTCATTCATTTTCTTTACCTCCTCCCTCGTTATTTTCCTCCGGAGTTTCCTCCGGCTCCGGATCTTCGGGAGGATCGTCCTCCGGAGGCTCCGGATTTTTCATATATTGAGTACCGGCGTATTCGACCGGGATACTCGCACCGTTACCGAGGAGCTTATCGCCGCCGTCCTTAGCCTCGAGATCTAACATAGCTCGAGCCTCGTTAGGCGTATAAATGAAATTGGCGACGCCCTTAGAGAGGGTTTCGATCTGAGTAGCGAGATCCGCTCTCAGGATAACCGCGACGTTAAACTTAAAATGATAACCGCTATTGGTCTCTCGGTCGCTCAGGAGCTTATAAGTTAACTCCTCCTCGTACTGCTTAATAATGTACAGCAGAGTATCGACGTAAAAACTCAACTGCTGAGCCTCGGCGGACGCGTAACTAGACTTAGTTAAGTCGTTATACTGGTAAGGCTTAATACCAAACGCCGCCGCGATCTGACCGCTCGTATACTGCTTAACCTCGATAAACTGATTATCGGCGAGCTTAACGTTAAGCGGAGTCAGAGTAGAGCCGATAGGGATCGGGATAATATTCTCGACGCCGTCATCTCGTAACTCGCCCTTAGCGTAAGCCTCAATACCGGCGACAAACGCCTTAGTATTATCGTCACTCAGAGAGCCGGTATACTGTAATACCGCCTTAGCGGTAAAGCCACTCTCGTACATCTTGTTAAGCATTTTCTGAGACTTAATAGATCCGCTCAGAGTGTTTTTAAGCTGATCCTGTACGGAAATACCGAGAATACCGTCCAAACTGTTAGACGACTTAAAGTGTAAGATCTCCTCGGATCCGAAACGATAGATCTTACCACCGGCGGAGTACAGATAATAAATATCCGGCTGATCCGCGAGGATTTTCGCGTTATCGTACCAAACCTCGACGCTATTAGAGGGTAAGATCCATAATTTCATGTTCTTACCGGCGCCCTGGATCCATACGTACGCGTTACCGTAGTGGTTACGATTAAACTCGACGGTAGACCAAAACGACGTAGCGGTCATATAGGGATTAGGCCGGTCGTGCAAAATCTTATAGAGATAATGCTTACGCATAGTCGCGACGCCGTTCTTATCGGTATATCTCAGGAGCTTAAGCGGCATTTTGCCGATCGCCTCGGAGAGGATCTTAAGACACGCGTAATAAGTCGCCTCGGAAAGGACGCCCTCGTCCGCTCGAGGATCGATACCCAGGAATTTATATAACTCGTTAAGCTCGACCGTCTCGCGGCCGCTCTTGTTAAAGAGGATCCGTACCGCCGTAGTAAATCGCTTAAAAATATTCATCGGTTTATTTCACCTCCTCCTTACTTTTTCCAACCCATAGCCTTAAGGTATTTATCGAGTTCGGACTCGACGTCGACGACCTCCGCCGTTTTGTTTTTCAACATACAAGCGTGAGCGTCGATACAGGCGTCGACCGGATCGATACGTTTATATCTTGCTCCCGGTTTCTTATCGACCTTAACCTCGTCGAAAGAATTTCGGACGATACTCGCGTTAAGGAAAGACCAGGTTAGCAACTCGTTATTTTTGTTATACTCGAGCTTTTCAGACTTACAAAGTAACTGGATATCGACCGTCGCGTCGTTAAGACTCTTACAGGACTGGACGATAATAACCACGGGACAACCGAAATCCTCGAGATCCGTACGGATACCGTCGAAATTGTGAGGATCGACGCCGATACCGAGGTATTTAAGCTCGTACTCGTCTCTGAGTCTCTTAAGCTCGCGGATAATAAAGCCGAAATCGTTCTTAAAATCGGTCGATCCGCCGGTCGCGGTAAGTAACTCCATTTGCTCCCAAAGGTCGTAAGGCGCTAGATCAGTCTCGATATGCTCCTCGAGACGGCCTCGCGGCATAAAGGAATGACTGTAAAAGTAATACTTATCGCCGTCCGGAAACTCGAGAGCGAAAGTCGTAAGGTCGCCGCCGGAGGATAAGTCTAAGCCGACCCAACAGTCGCGGCCTCTGAAATCCTCGAGAATACGGTCGGATCCGCAATTTTGCCACTTCTCAGCGTTAATAAACTGATCGTCGGTATTTTGCACCCACATATTAAGAGACTTAGTAAGGAAGTCTCTCAGATCCGAGCCGCCCATATCCCTAGCGGTCTGAGCGTCGGTTTTCAAGACCTCAAACTTAGCCTCGTTACCAGGAGCGCAAATAAACGGATTAGCCTTAACCCAATTTTTCGGATCCCAAATATCGTCTTTAGGATCGAGACAATAGATATCGACAAAAAAATCCTCAGCGGTCGCGAGACCACGGAGGATTTTTATACAATAATCGTCCATTTCCTTACAGAACGAATTTAGTTTATCGCCGCGAGTAGTAATCATAGAGACGAGAGTCTCGTCGAGCGCTCGCGTACCGTTATAAAGGGCCTTGTAAATCTTATTGTCTTTATGTTGGTGGATCTCGTCGACGGAGGCGAAAATCGCTCGGAAACCGTCCTCGAGACCGCCCTCTCGAGACAGAGCCTCGATCGTACAATGAGTATTAACCGCCTCAATCAGGGATTTATAATCCTTAACCTCGAAAAACTCGTTAAGATCCGGATCGACGGTAATAAATTTGCTCATTTCCTCCCAGGCGAGGCGAGCCTGACGTTTTTTCGTCGCGGCGGTAAAGAGCTTACCGTAGTTATAGCCACCAAAACCGCCTATAAAAGTACCGAGTATACCGTTTTCGAACGTCTTACCATTTTGTCGGGCCATAGATTTATAACGACGGCGAAAACGCCGCTTATCGTTAGAAACCTTTAACCAACCAAATGTACAACCGATATCGAAAGCCTGAGAGTCGATCAGGACGACCGAGCGAGGCTCGGATCCCTCCGCGATCGTCAGAGTCTCGGCGTACTCGATAACCTCCATAGCCTTAGCCGGATCGTAGTAGTAAGGAAACTCCTCCGTCCGCTGACGCTTAAGGTCGTTTAAGTGACGCTTACAGGCGAGTATATGTAATTCACCGGCGACAACCTTACCGGCGACGACTTTATGAGCGTACTCGGTAACTCGGTCGTAAATAGGAGCGTATCCACTAGGCACCGCTTACCGACCTCTTTTCGAATTTCTTAAACTTATTCTCTTTCGGCGTTTCCTTTTCGGTCTTAGGTACGACCAACTTACAACGACTCGAAATAGATAGGCCTAAGTCGTTAGCGGAGGCGCGGCATTGCTTAAAATATCGCTCCTGGATTTTCGCCCAGGCCTCGAAAGTAATTGGATTACTCTTAACCTCCGGCTTTCTCATTTGCTTAACGGCGTTAATATAAAAGTCGTTAGCCACGATATACCGAGCGAGCGCGTCGACGTCGGTCTCGCCCAGGATCTTAAGTTTCTTAAGCTGATCCGCGATCCGGTAAAACTCGTCCTTTTGCTTTTTGGTTAGATAGGTAGGAGCGATAATATTATCCGTAATAGGCTTAATTTCGCGCTCTTGTCGCTCCTGGATCTCGGCCTTAGTGAAATGCTTAGCGCCTCGGGCCTGTACTACCTCAAAGGGTAATCTCTGACCGCTCATATTATCGCCTCCTTTCCTAGAATTTTATAGGGATTAGAACAAAGCCGACCAGGGATTACCGGCGACGACGGGAGTATCGGCCTTACGGTACCAATTACCCTTACCGTCGCTAAACGCGACGTCCATTTTATCAACAATAAACGCCTCCGCGCCTAAACAATAGTTTTTAGGCATAATCTCGGTAGACAAAACGCGAACGCTAGGCGCGGTACACTTCTTACGTTCGGTTACGTTACCGTCCGCGTCGACTTTAATATTATCGAAAACATCGGTCATAGGTTATTTACCTCCTATAAATCGTAAGCAAAAAATAATCGTATACAGTTAGTAACGGAACTGCTCGACGGTCGCCCACCAACCGTTCTCATTACTGTATAATTTAATCAGGTTAATTTTAGCGACGCCGGATTCAATTCGAGGAATTGTAAAAGTATGGTAAGATTTACCATCTACGACCTCTCTAACAGAAACGGCGGTATAATAATGATTGTCCCCAAAATTAAACCGGCAAACAATAGGCTTTCCCTTAACGTCGGCGTTAAACATCTGAGTTCCGACATTTAGAGGAGTTTCACCACCCGACCCCATGGCTAAAAGTGTCGGGATTTCTACGACGGGTAAGGTCGTACCGTAAAAATAATCGTCGCGAATATGACGATATAAGTAAAAGTACCGTAGCGAGCCAGTCAATTTATGAGAGCTTTCCGTCTGATTCGTCACGATTACAGTCATATTTTGAGAGTAGTCGATCAAAATATAGAACGGCTCGCCCGTATCGTCGGCCTCAGGCTCGATAAGAGACGCATTTCCGATAGTTAGTACCGTAGCGCTACCGTTACAAACACAGTCGTAACGCTTATCGTCCCATCTTACGTCCCAACGGATATCGTCAAATTGTCCAAATGCTTGCGGATAAATACAGGCAAACATACCCCCTAAGTCGTCCATCGGTTCGAATGAGAGAGTTCGGCTAATAACGTAATCACTCATGATATGTTTTGAGCCGATTTGAGATTCGTCGATAAGTTCTTTAATCGCCTTATTTTTACCAATAATCGCGCTAATAATATCCATAAAGAGTTACTCCTTTCATAGCGTTTTATTTATACTGAGGAATAGGATCCGATTTAGATATAAACATAGTGCCGTTATACTTCAAATCGACATTAGTCCACACTTTTTTAGAATAATCGTTAGTGAGCGATATATTCATATTGTCTCGAACGGAAATGAGCGTCCACGCTCCGTCCGAATATTTATATTCAATACTCGGTACCAATTCGCCTTTACTGTATCCTCCAAAATACACGCCTGTATCTGTTTCAAAATAATAACTATCCGTACCGAGAGCGAAAAAGTAGTACCCATCTCGTCCGAGGCCATATACAGGCGTTTCCTTTACAATCACCGCGTACGGATAATTTGTTTTATCAAAATCAGGCAAGGACGGAAACTGCTTATTGCCGTACATATACGTCACAGGAATTTTAGGCCAAACCTCGTTATTTTCGTAATACAACTTTTCGCGAGTACAATATCGAATATGCTTAAGGTAATTTCCTCCGGCGCTCTTACTATTAGCGAAATCGTCTGTTACCCATTCGTCGGTAACAGATCGATAACTAATACGTTTCCAACCGGTCGCCTTAAACTCGGTATCAACTGTATTAAAATGACTAACGCTAAAGGCGTCACTCATATAACCAAAAGTCACGCTACCGCCGTCGCTAGCCAACATAAAGAAATCGACCGGAGGCTCCGCGCCGAATTTTTCGACGTACAAAGCGTCCGCCGTATCCTTATAACTCCGAAATTCCTCCGGGAAATCTTCCAGGACGCCCATAGTCATTGTCCCGGTTACGCCGTAAATGGTGATACCCTTAGCGATATACTCGGGACGGAGATTAGGATCTCCCTCGACAATAACGGTATGAAAACCGTCGACGCCCTCGTCGTCGCCCGTTACCTCGAAAGTCTCACCGGTAGGAGTAACGTAAACAGAGGATAAAGACGCCTCGCCCTCAGGCGCGACCTCGATCTTATGAGTACCGACGACGCCGTAGATCTCCACGCCCTCGACGATATTATCCGGCTTAAGATTTTCGTCGCCCTTAACCGTAACGGATCCGATACCGTCAAAGCCGGAGTAAGGATACTCGGTAAAATCCTTACCGGTAGGAGTAACGGTTAACGCGTGGTTATTAGCGTTACCGTCGCCCTGGAAAGTACCCATAACATTAAAAACGGAAACGCCGTATTTAATGTTACCGGCCTGTAAATTCTTTTCACCGGCGACCGTAACGTCGGATAATCCATCATAGCCGGGATCCGGCCGTACGACCTGATCCGCCGTAGACGGAGTAACTTTTTTACTCTGCAACTCGTTACCGCTCGGTACGATCTTTACGGATCCGGTTACTAACTTTTTCTCTACGGATACGCGTCCGATTAAATTAATCATTCAGCGCACCCCCATTTAGTAACGTTACCGGCGATAACGAAAGAGTTAGCCTTAATAACGTTATAGAAACAATCGCCGGACTGTAAGCCGACGTCGTATACGTATTTTCCGACGGTTAGATCGTCGGTATCGTCAGGAGCGAGGTTAACCACGTAACCGCCGCCCTCAGCGACGGAGGCCGTCTTAACGATTAGCTCGTCAGCGTCCGTAACGTTACGCTTAACGCCGAAAATCAGCTTTTCGCCGTCCTGTAAGGTATACGGATTACCGTTAGCGTCTAATACGTCAATATGGATCATGTTAGTAGTACCTCTAACGATCTCGATCTTATCCCACATATGTACAACCTCCTTACTTTAAGTTTCTCGTGGGGAGTTTTTGCTACAAAGACCTCCACCCGTACCGTTACCCTCCGAAAGTCTCGTAGAATTTTACCCACCCCTACCCTAGAGCCTCTCAGAGCGATTTTCTTTCGTTCCGAGTGTAGTTTGTAGGGTAAAAATAAAAACGCCGTACAGGGCCTCTGAATAACCCTTACAAGCGTCTCTCTTTCTTTATAAATCGACCGTGTCTTTTGTCGTGGCATGAGTGACACATAGAGCGGAGGTTATCATAATCCAACCGCTTATCCCACCCCTCCGGAGTTTGTATCTCCTGGATATGGTCGACCTCGGTAGCTATTCGTTTACACCAGGTACACCGGTACCCGTCGTCCTGTAATCTCTTAGCGGATAGAGTCCGCCACTCGATCGAGTTATAGAATCGAGTATACTTAGGATCCCTCGTCTTATTATAGGCCCTATTACTCCTCAGCCTAGACTCCCGGATCCTAGCCTCCCTCTCCTCTTTTACGATCGGTAGGCACGTACTACAATAAGCCGCGCCGTAAGGTATGAGATTACCACAGCGACCACAAGGTTTTAGTAACATGATATCACCTCGCGAAATGGTACCGGATACGGGACTCGAACCCGTACGCCCCTACGAGCAAGAGATTTTAAGTCTCTGTTGTCTACCAATTCCAACAATCCGGCATAATTAAAAAGAGCGGAAAAAGAGCCGAGGATTATCTCCTCGACTCTTTCCCATAAATGGAGGTCACACACATGAGCGCTATACCCAAATCGCCACACTAACATAATACACACTTACGCAACGAAATGTAATGTTACGTTACTGAGTAGGTACTGTTACGCAACTGATAGCGTCTTTATATAACGCGTATACGTGTCTTTCCGTATAACCCATTTCCTCGGCTATATCCTCGATATCCAAACCGTCTATAAAATGAGCCTCTAAGACTTCACAGTAACGAGGATCCTCGATAGAATCGATCGCCTCGTAGACAGACCGTTTAAGATCCCGGCTTTTCGTTTTTAGCTTTTTAATACGTCTCTCGAGATCGTCTTTATCGGCTAGCAGATCGTCGAGAGTAACAGGGACTCCGCCTCGAGGCATACCGGATAAATTCGTCGATTTAATAGACGTAATTCTTTCGTCCAGGATAACGAGTTTCGCCTCGAGACGAGCTATACACTTAAGGTTATTCTGATAGCGTCTAAGAAAACGCTTTTTATGTTTCTCGCTAACCTGGATCGAGTGATCGTCCATATAAATACCTCCGATCCTCCGAGCGTAACAGAATAACAAAAACTTTCTGTAATTCTTATATACTATTACTCTCTATACTCTATATACCTACTATATATTATTCTCTAAAGACTAAAGAAAAAAATATATATTATGTTATACAGGCCGAAAAAGCTAGTATTTGCAAGGGTTACAGCCGTAACAAAATCAAAAAACTTTTTGTTATGATTTTGTTATTTTTCCCGTTTTTGTTACGCTCGAAAATTTTTCGTAAACTCCGACTCTATCGAGTTTTTGTTAAATCGCCGTTTCTGTTAACGTTTTTGTTAACGGTTTTGTTAACGCACCGACTCGAGATACTTTATCGCCAACTCGCAAATAACCCATAGGTCGGTATCTTCCATAAATTTTTTCTGTCTAGTCTCGATAGTTTTTTGAACGATATCGCATACGCCGCTATCCTCTAAAAGTTTGAAATCTACCGACCCGGGGACGACGTACTCTAACCGAGTTTGTACGTCTCTAATCTTTTCGATCGATACGCCTTTAGACTCCATACGCTTACCTCGTACCGGTACTACCGATACCGCCGCGATCGATACTCCTCAGGCGATAGACTTTCTTAAAAGTAATCCGAGGTTGATTTTTCACGATCCTAAACTGAGCGATCCGGTCGCCCTTTTCGATAACCGTATCTCGGATCGCGTACGCCGGACATTTCCACTCGTCGCCGTCGCCGGAGTAACTGTTATCGATCACGCCCATAGAGTTAGCGATCATAATACCGAATTTACTCGGAGTGGAGGATCTCGGGAGGATATGAGCCTCGTAACCGATCGGGAGGATCATACCGACGCCCAGGCGGATAAGGCGATACTCTCCGGCTTTCAACTCGACGCGCTCAGCGGCGCGGAGGTCGATCCAATCGCCCTTACTGATCTTTTGGATCTCCTCGAGACCCGGCTCGAAATACTTAATAAAGATCTCCTTACTACCCGTTTTACGAGTAGGTAAACACATTAAGAAAATTTCGATCAGGATTAAAAAAACGATCACAACAAAGCACAGTAATACAGTCTGTAAGACCAAATCCATATTATTACCTCCTCAGTAAGCAAACCAATTAAGGTCGTTAAGATTGCTAGTCATAAGCGCGTCAGTAATTCGGATCAGCTTACCGGACGCCTTAGCGGAGATAAGCTCCATATCCTCGTTATAAGCCTTATTGTAATAGGCTCGCTTAGCGGCGAAATTTTCCGCCGGGTTAATAATGATCTCACAGGCGGAGCTACCCTCGGTCTCGATCTTGACGACCATAAACCGACGATCGCGCTTAATACCGTCCTCGACGATCTGCATAAATTTAGCTTTCTGCATTATCAAACCTCCTAATTATATAACCGGGTTAAGGCTTTACGTACTCTCGTCTCGACGTGGAGAGTCGACGGAGTCGCGTACTTAATACGACTCAATAGGTTATTTAGAGCGGCCGAGATACCGCGACTAACGGTACTAGGATCGACGTCGGCGATTTTAGCGATTTCGCGCCCATTATAGCCGGATAAATACAGGCTAATATAAAATCTTTGTTTTTCAGTTAAGGCCTCCTGGATAGCTACCGAAATACAGTTTTTCAAATGCTCTAACCATAAATCGTTAGTCTCGCCGCTCTCCTTACGCCATAGAGCAAACATAGCCTTTTCTAACTGACGCTCTCGGATCTTATCCTTTTCGATATCCGACAATCTTATCACCTCTCGACAGTATGTAAAATTACCGTACCGAGCTTAATAGACTCCTGGACGTCGATAATCCTCTGATTTCGGGATCCTCGGAATTTGAGAGTAATATCTTTCTGAGACTCGATAAACGGGCCGTCGACTACGACGTCCACGTAATCAAAGATCGCCCAATATCCCACATTTTCGAAAGTCTTACCGGTATAGAGCCAAATCGTTTTATCGGGGAAATACTGTTTAACGCGGCGACAGATACGCTTAACCTCGTTATAGTTAGCCTTATGCAAAGGCTCGCCGCCCAGGATAGTAAGGCCGGAGATATAATCAGGCTCCAAAGCGTCGAGGATCTCAGCAATCAAAGCGGAGGTAAAAGGCTCGCCGTACTCAAAATCCCAGGCCTCACGGTTAAAACAACCCTTACACTTAAGATCGCAACCGGAGACGAAAAGACTCACGCGGACGCCCGGGCCGTTAGCGATATCGGCCTTATTGAGTTTCCCGTAATACATTTCCAAACCTCCTAACCATTACTAACAGATCGGTTTTAATACGGATCTTACGCTCGAGATTTTCTAACTCGACCTTAGTAACTCCCGGTCGTCTCATAGCTACCTGGAAACTACGCCGAGCGCAATTTATCTCTTTTTCGAGCAACTTAATATGCTCCTCCATATTAACCCCTCCGTTACAGATGTAAGACCCGATCCTTAATCTCCTGAGTCCGGCCCTGATTCCAAAATTGAGAGCCGATATAACCACACGTACGGCGAGCGACGTTTAATTTCGCCTGGTCGCGATTACCGCAATTAGGACACTCCCAAATTAACTTACCGTCCTCCTCGACGATCAGGATCTCGCCGTCATACGCGCAAACTTGACAAAAATCGGATTTTGTGTTTAGTTCCGCGTACATAATATTTTCGTAGATATAACCGATAACCGCGAGGACGGCCTCGATATTATTCATCATGTTAGGGACTTCGACGTAAGAGATCGCGCCGCCGGGAGAAAGCGCCTGGAATTGAGCCTCGAAACTCAGCTTAGTAAACGCGTCGATCGGCTCGGTCACGTGGACATGGTAAGAGTTAGTAATATAATTCTTATCGGTTACTCCCTCGATAATACCGAAACGTCTCTGTAAGCATTTAGCAAACTTATAAGTAGTAGACTCGAGAGGAGTACCGTACAGACTAAAGTCGACGTTTTCCTTAGCTTTCCAGGTACGGGTAGCCTCGTTAAGTCTCTCCATAACGGCGAGAGCGAAATCGGTACCCTCGTGGCAAGTATGGGAGACTCCGGTCATAAACTTAGTACACTCGTAGAGACCGGCGTAACCGAGAGAGATCGTAGAGTAACCGCCGTGTAAGAGCTTATCGATCGTCTCGCCCTTTTCGAGTCTAGCTAAGGCGCCATGTTGCCACAGGATCGGCGCGACGTCGGACGGAGTACCCTCGAGGCGAGTATGACGCACCATAAGAGCGCGATAGCAGAGATCCAGGCGCTCGTTAAGGATCTCCCAAAACTTAGCCTTATCGCCGCCGGAGGAGAGAGCCACGTCGACGAGGTTAATAGTTACGACGCCCTGGTTAAAGCGGCCGTAATACTTTCTCTCGCCCTCGACATAGTTACCGGCGTTAGCAATGTTACCGACTCCGGTCTCAGTAAAGCGATCGGGAGTCAGGAAAGAGCGACAACCCATACACGTATAGACGTCTCCGCCCTTAAGCTCTCGCATAACCTTAGCGCTAATATAGTCCGGTACCATTCTCTTAGCGGTACACTTAGCCGCCAACTCGGTAAGATAGTAATACTCGGATCCCGGTCGGACGTTATTCTCGTCGAGTGTATAGATCAGCTTAGGAAACGCCGGAGTAACCCAAACGCCGACCTCGTTCTTAACGCCCTGGATCCTCTGCTTAAGTACCTCCTCGATAATGACGGCGAGATCGTTTCGGATCTGACCCTCCGGCACCTCGTTAATATCCATGTAAACGGTAATAAAAGGCGCCTGACCGTTAGTAGTCATAAGGGTTACTACCTGGTACTGGATCGTCTGTACGCCTCTAACGATATCGTCTCGGACGAGATCCTCGATAAAGATATCGAAATCCTCGTTATCGCCGCTCATATAGGCCTCTTTCGCCCAGGCGTATTTTTTACGGAGCTTTACGCGAGTAGACTCCACAAACGGCGCCAAATGAGCGAGGCTAATAGATTGACCGCCGTACTGACTACTCGCGACCTGAGCGATAATCTGAGTCGCGATATTACAGGCGGTACTAAAGCTATGAGGTTTCTCGATCATAGTACCGGAGATAACGGTACCGTTTTGGAGCATATCCTCGAGATTAACCAGGTCGCAGTTATGCATATTCTGAGCGAAATAGTCCGCGTCGTGAAAATGGATCAGGCCGTTATCGTGAGCCTCGACGATATCCTGAGGGAGGAAAAATCTCCGAGTCAGATCCTTAGAGACCTCACCGGCCATATAATCGCGCTGAACGGAGACGACGGTCGGATTTTTATTACTGTTCTCCTGTTTGATCTCCTCGTTATTTCGAGCGATCAGGGAGAGGATCGCCTCGTCGGTCGTATTCTGCTCGCGCTTAAGTTTACGATCGTAGCGGTACCGGATATAGAGCTTAGCGATCTCGTACGCGTGGTACTCCATTAAATGAGTCTCTACGGACTCCTGGATCTCCTCAACATGGACGGCGCGATTATATCGAACACAATCGGCCCTTACCTGAGAGGCGATATCTGAGATAGAAAGAAAGCCGAGGCGATCTTTCTCGTCGGCCTGAGCGTTAGCCTTTTGGATTGCGCTAATAATCTTATTAACGTTAAAGTCTACCTCGAGGCCGTTTCGTTTAATTACTTTCATAAGGTTTTGCTCCTTTCCGAGTAGGTACCAGGGCCAAACGGCCCCGGCCTTACTCAGGTTTTTAGATTTTTACGATAAAGTAACGCTTACCGTCGCGTTTTTGCCGAGGCTTATCCTCGAAATTAAACTTAGCGGCGACCTCCTTAAAGAAAGTCTTTTTACCCGTTACCATACTGGATTTAATACCGGAGACCTTACACCAATCCGCAAACTCGCTATAAAGCACGTCTCGAGGTTTATCGAGGAAATAGTCCTCGTTAAGATCCGTATCCTCGATCCAGGAAAGGACGGTCGAGTTATCGGACTTATAAGCCTCGAGCGCCTCCTTAACAGACAGAGGCTCGGTAAAGCGACCGTTTTTCATTAAGCGCTTAGCGCCTCGGATCGCTAGGTTAAGGAGGTAAGAGATCGCCGTCGGCGTCGTGATCTTATCGGCGATCAGCGGATCGTAATCCTCGTCGTCGACCGAGAATTTCGCGTTAAACGGAATGATTAACCAACGTCGATAAAAACCGTCCGTCTTATCGAAAGATCGAGGGATCTCGTTAGCGCTATAAATATGAGTCGCGTAAAGCTCGAGGGTATAACCCTTTTCGCCCTTATCCTCGACCGTGATCGCGTTACCGGCGATCATTTTCTTAAGAGTACCGGTATCCTTAATCGTGACGTTATCGATATCGTCGCCGATATTCGCGAGCTTATGCTCGAGCAAGATCTTATTAAATCGACCCGTTACCTCCTCGAGGGATAGCGTCGAGTAATTCCGGGATCCGAGGAAAGTCTTAATCAGGTCGAGGATCGTACTCTTACCGTTAGATCCCTTACCACAGAATAAGAAAGCCTTTTGATAACGGCTATGTTTGAGGAGTACCGCTCCGAGCATTTCCTCGAAAAGGTTAATAACCTCGCGATCGCCCAGGAAAACACGGTTAAGCATTTTGTCGAGATCCGCGCAATAAGCCGAGGGATCGTAAGTAACCGGTATCCGGTCAAACTCGATAACCTCAGGATCAAACGCGAGACACTCGCCGGTTTTAATGTTAAACCGCGTATTTTCCAGGTTGATAACGTAAGGGTTAGCCTTAATCGATCCGCGTCGTACCTCTTTCATATCCGAGATATAGCTTACGACCTCGTTAACCTGGTTATTTTTCGCGCCTCTGTAAGTCTCGCGGACGTACTTTCTCAAAAACTCCGCCGGTTGATAATAGTTATCCGCGTACTCGTAGATCGTACCGTTATACTTAATAAGTCTATGCTGAGAGACGATCTCCTCGGCGACCGAGATATGACTAAAGGTACTCCGTTTTTCCGCCTCGGCGACCTGCTCGGCGATTACGTCGTCCGGCTTAAAAGCCTCGTCTCGACAAATCGTACCGATCTCGGTATCCGGGAGAGGATCCTCGAAAACGTACTCGTTAATAATCTCGATCGTCTTACGGATCTCGTCGCGGTTAAAGCCTTTCGTCTGTAAGTAGACGATATAGTTAAAAAGCTCCTGGTTACGACCGGATCCGTCGCCCATTCCCTTAAATTGAAACTTACCGGACGGAGCGGATACGGCGCTCAGCCACTTAGGGACGACCTCCATATCGTCGGCCTTAACCTTACGGATCCACTCGCGAGCCTTGCCGTCTTGCTTAATCTTTACGTAAGCGTTACGGCCTCCGGCCTTACGATCGCAATATATACCCACGGCGAGACGGTTTTTAATGAAATTCTTTGGATCCTCCTCAGGAGACTTAAACCAACAATGTATACCGCGAGTCGTTTTCATAACTCGAGTTTTCAGATCCAAAGCGTCGACGATCCGGAGCATAATCTCAGCGTCGGCGGTCGTATCAAAATCGAGGACGACGTAACCCTTAGGGACGATTACGGCGACGTTATCGAAATCCTTAACCTCGTCCCAGGTCTTAGCGCCCTTACCGTCCTTAAACTTATGGACAGGCTCCTTACCGTTTAATATGATATATTGCATTTCTCCGACTCACTTCCTTAGCTAGTAATTAACTCCTCGGCGTACGGTAAGGACTCGATCCACTCCATAAAACCGACGCTCCACTCGCTGAGCTTATGATTACGCCGAGATCCGTAGATATTACGGAGAGTCTCGTAATTGAGAGTAACCGTCCGTTTCTGATTGTAGGACTCCGGTAACAACTGGATTAAGCCGCGCCAATGAGCCTTAGCGATCGCTCTAAAATGCTTTCGCTCGGCCTCGGTAAAATGAGCGATATCCTTAGCCTTTTTATCGTAGGTTAAAAAGCCTTTTCTCAGAGTCTCGCAATCGGCGACGACGTTAATAAAACAGTCTCTCAAATCGATATCCGCGTCCTCGATCATAAAATCGTCGATACTGAAATCGGACAACTCGATCGGCTTAGAGTGGATCTTATGCATGGTCGAGCAAGAATTAGCGACCGTCGCGACCTTGTAGGTATCAAACTCTTTCCACCAATACAGAGGCGCGGTAATATCCACGCTTACGAAAATCTGACGTAAAAACTTTCTATGGTCGGATCCGGCGCTAATCAGGCGACGAGCGAGATCCAGGTCGTTAGGGCCGATAATATACATCATTCCTGGATCGTTAGGATTGATCGGAGATGGATCCTCGACCCAATCCCATTCGCTATCGGACTTATCCCAGGAGTTAAGAGGATTTCTCATACCCCGGAGAGCGCCCTCGAAATTAAAGACCTCGGTCGTTTCGAATTTAATCATTATCCGACGACCTCCTTAATCCGAGAGATACCGTCGCGCAAATGCTCGATATACATAAGAGCGTCGATAAGCTCCTCCTCGATACGATCCAGGCGGACGTTAATATCGGCGGTATCGTCCTCGACGCCCTTACCGTACTCTTTGATACCCTTAGATCTCTGACGGTTAGCGACGGCGGTAATACGATCCCAATAAGGATTACTCGGAGCTACGCTCAGAGGCTCCTCCTTATAACCGATCATTTCTAACGCCTTATCGATTTCGTTTTCCGGAGACTCCGTAAACATTATACAAGGATATTTACCGCTAAAGACTTTCGACCACCCATTAAATTTCCACAAAGGACAATCTTCGCAATTCTCAACCGAATTACAAAAGTCCTCGAGATATTCTCGCTTTTCTTGAAGCGTCATATTTTACCTCCAAACTTTACCGGTCTTTTTATCCTTAACGACTAACCGGCCCTCGATATGGAAACCGGCGAGATCGCAGATATAAAAGATCGTAGATAACAGTTTCTTAAATCGCTCCTCGGCCTCTAACTCTCGGTCTACGTTTTTAATAGCCTCGTAAGCCGTTAAATCCGGATAACCGGACTCGTTATACCGAGGATCATTTTTGTAACCCATTTCATATTTCACCCCTTATACGCCTCTGATCCTAGAGGCGATCATATCGGCGGTATGGGTATAAAGGACGTTAGGATAATTCTCGATCGCTCGACCGTAGTAATTCCACATTTTCGGATCGGTCTCGTATGCTCCCATATGCCAACGGATACAGGCGATCTCCTCGTCGGTAAGGCTAATATACTTTTGGAGCATGATAACCGACTTAGCGCCGTGATCCGGGATAATGACCTCAGGGTTATAGATATACTTACCGGTCTCGATATCGACGGCGTAGTTATCACACTTACAAAGGTCGTGGAACATACCGACGATATAAGGACTCTCCGGCCGCTCCCACTTAAGACCGAGCTTTTCCGTCAGATTTACGAGCGCCTTAGCGACCTCGAGGGAATGGTCGAAAAGACCGCCCTCGTAAGCGCCGTGAAATTTAGTAGACGCCGGAGCGTCGAAAAATCCGAGATTATCCAAAGTAGCGACGCTTACACTCGTCCCATACGGGATAAAGTCGAGGTACTCGTCGATTCTTTCGTCTTTACTCATTTAGCAAACCCTCCACAATGGTAATAAACTCCGCTATCGTGTACGGCGAAAAGTGTAAGCCGGAGGATCGCTCGATCCGGAGCTTATGTATTTTTTGGTCGTCTTGCATATCGTTAGCGCCGACCTTTAACTCGAACGCTACGAAACGGCCGTTAATACAAGCGATAATATCCGGCTTACCTTTTCCGCTCATACCGTCGCCGTAAAGGTTGAGGTAATAAATACCTCGACCTTTAAGGTAACGGATCGCGTTATCCTGGAGTTTTTTCTCCGGCTTAATCATCGAGGAAATCGTCGAGATCGTCGTCCTCGTCGTCCTCGTCCTCGACGTCCTCCGCGACCTTACCGGCGAAACCGGTAGCGGTAGTATAGTCGTTAAGGCGTACCGCCTTACCCTCCTCACCGACCTTATCGCCCTTAGTTTTGGTATAGGTCTCATGCTTAACGGTCGCCTGGATATAGCAACCGACGATATCCTGAGTATCGATCTCGTCCGCCTGGAAATTATTCAGACAGACGCGAGCGAAATAACTCCACGCTTTCAGAGCGCCCTCGTTCAGATCGCCGTTTTTGCCGATCAGAGAAAACATTTCGGTATGAGTCTCGCCCTTAGCGGTCTGCAACTTAACGGACAGCTTACCGAAATCCTCATACTTAGAGTCGTCGACCTCCACGACCTTAAAGATCGCGGTACCCTCAGGAATGAGAGAAAAGGTACTTTCAGAAAGTTTCATTTTTGCCATAGTGATTTTTCCTCCTAAAAATTAGATGTTTTATTCACCGGTAATATAGCCGATAACGTTGTCGTCAAAGTCTCGGACGACCAGGATCTTATGAGTGATATTATTCTCGTCCTCGACCTCGAGGTAAGTAGGACGGTCGGACTTTTCCAGGAGACCAAAGTCTCTATTAGAGATACCGACGCGATCGCCGAGATCGGTCTCGAAAACGCGGACAATATCGTTAGCCTTACCGTCGGGATAGGGGAGGATCGCCTCTTTCAAAACGAGAAAATCGTCGTCAGAGACAGAGCTAACGATCGCGTTAAACAGAGGATCCGGATCCACGCTAACGCCCAGGTTATTAACGCCTCGAGGGATACGCATACTCACGCCGCCACACAGTAACCAGGAGTCGGACTCAGATCTCTTAACGATCTGACCGTGAGTACCGACGGACTTAAAAAACTTTTCAAACTTCATAACTTAAATCCTTTCTTTTCACCGAGCGAGTTTTACAATCTCGCCAATTTCGTACATTTTCTCGGAAACGCGATTATAAGCGTAAAACTTACCGTAATTTTCAGAGTTCGGATCGTCGTAACCATTATCTCGACCCTCCTCGAGGGCCATTTCGATAAACTGCTCGAGTCGTCCCCACATTTCACGATACATAATTACACCTCCTCGATAACCGCCTTTTTGAGGCTATACGTCTCGGTCTTACCGGCGTACTTAGCGTATACGTCCGGGAGATCCTCAGCGAGCGCCTTACTATTGAAAGAGGCTCGCTCGGACTTAGTAAGAGTCCACGTATACGACTTACCGGCGATCTCGACCTTTTTGTCGCCGGATCTAAACTTACCGGCCATATACTTTTTAACCTGGTCGTCGATCTCCTTAAGCCGCTTACGCTTATCGACGAGGCGATCCTCTGCCTTATCGATAGCCGCCTGGATCTTATCCGCCTCGGCGATCAGCTTAGTAATATCGGCGTCGCTAGGCTCGACCGTATTCTTACGGAGTACCTTAAGGATCTCGGCGTCCTTTTTCTCGTCAAACTCCGGAGAGATACCGGTCATAACATGATCGCGCCAAAACTTAAGAGCCGGATCGACGTAAGTCTCCTTAAAAGTCGGGAAAGCCTCGGAGACCTTAAACTCGACGACGACCGTATTATCGGCGCTAGGCTTAAACGCCTCGGTCGGAGCCGTGGTAAACGTCCCGTCGCAGTTATCGATCGGATAGTCCTTAGCCTCGAGAAAAGAACAAGTCATAACGACGTCGTCGAAACCCAGGAGATACGCATAAAGCGCGGCCTGTAACTTATAGTAGATAGGCGGCTCGACCTTACCGTCGACGCCTCTCCAATCCTCAGCGCGTTTAGTAGTCTTAACCTCGACGACGAAATCGTCGCCCAGGAAGTCCCACATACCGCCGAGGGCCGACTGATCCGGGAAAAAGTCGCCCCAGGTCTTACGGAAATAATCTTTACCGTAAACGTCCTCCGGACTCTGAATATCCATAAAGTAACGATTTCTCAGATAGTCGCAGATCTTAGGCTCGATAATCTTACCGGCGACGGTATAGATCGAGTCCTCAAAAGGCTCCTCGTATGTACGAGTCATTTCGCACCAGGCCGCGAAAGGCGTCGACCAGGCGTTAAGACCGAGGATCGTAGCGAAACGAGTCGCCGTCAGTTTTTTAGGCTTTTTGGGAGGATCGACCTTAATCCTCTTGCCGTCCAAAAACTCCATTTAGTAACCTCCTTACGAAATTGAGTAAACTCGGGTATAAAAATTAGCGCTTAGCGATCTCGAGCGCCTTTTCGAGGGTATTGTATACGCAACGCTTAGGGAGTACGACCTGTTTACGATCTTTTCCCAGGAGACAAAGCCTCTCGTTTTTACCCTGATAGAGACCGCTCATTTCGCCGAAACAAAGCCACTCGTCGACCTCGTTAGTCTTAGCGTTAACCGTGTATACGGTTTTACCGACAAAACTCACGATTAAGCCTCCTCGATCTTGTTACCGATCTCGATCAGCAGATCCTCGGCCTCTTTCTTTTTCAGACCGGCCTTAATACGCTTAACGGTAGAGGTAACGTAACCCTCGTACTTATCGCCGTCCTTATCTCTCAGTTTCTTAAGACCCTTTTTAATAGCCTTAATCTGAGTCTCGCTAGCCTCGCCGCCCTGGTCGATCAGCTCGCCCTTAATCTCCTCGCGCTCCTTTTCGGTCTTAGGACGGTTAGACTTCTTAGGCGCCTCAGCCTTACCGGCCTCAGGATCCGGCTTATCGGTAACGGCCTCGACCGCGTCAGACTCGACGATATCCAAAAGCAACATATACAGATAACGACGGACGTAAGTCTCGACCGCGCCGAGCTTTTGGATAGGATTCTTAATCAGGGACTCGTCAGGAGCGACGGGACTATCGAAAGTAATAAACTCCTCAGGGTTAGCGGCGTTAATCAGAGTCAGAGTAGCGCGATCGCCGACGAAAGAGATCACGTCGATAAGACCCAACTCCTCGAAAATCTTCTGTTTAACGGGGATAATATCGTCGAGAGTAAAATACTTATACTCCGCGTACCGGTTTACGCCGGTCTTTTTGATACCGGACGCGAGAAATCTCTTACGCGCCTCGATCAGCTTTCCGTAGATATTCACGACGGCGATATCTACGTTTTCGGTTTTCTTTTCTGACATGATAGAAATTACCTCCTTAATTTTTTCTAGCTCCCGTTTTACTTTGGGATCCAGGTTTATATACTTATCGATCCGGCCTTTAGCCATTTCGATATAGTACGACTTATCGAGATCGTCCACGGTTAGGACGTTCTCATTATCGATAAATGTATGATCCGGACACTCCGGGACGGTCGACTCACTCCATACCGGAGGATCTACCGGCGTACTTATCATTTTTCCGGTAGCCTTATCCTTAGTCCGTTTTTCGGTAATCCACTTACCCTTAACGACCTGACCGTATTTCGGATCGCGTACCGCGTATATCCGGTTTACCTTTTGGATCTCCTCCCGTACGCCGTTAACGTAATGGAAAGATCCCTCGAAAGTACCGCCGGTTTTTACGATCTGCTGAAACTTAAAAATATCGGTCTCGCCGTTAATCGTATCCTCAGGAGAGACGCCCTTAACCAAATAATCGACTACGGCCTTATGGATAATCTGTAAACTATTGGTCTTAAAGTTTCCGCCCTTATACAGGGAGACGAAACCGCCCTTAGTCTTAAATTTTCCGTCCGGCATGATACCGATATAGTTATTAACGTCTTTCTGTATGACCTTAGCGAAATCGTCGCGCTCCATTTCGAAACCGGTTATCTTACTCCATTCCGCCACGATCTGAGACGCTAGGTCGTCCTCAGAGCGGTTAATATAGAACATGATACCGTCAGTATTGATATTGATAAAATCGATCGTCGCGCACCGCTGAGCGAGCATAACGATAAGCTGAGTCATAGCTAATTGATTGGTTATACAAACGGATCGACCGGCTCGCCGATCCGCGAGGTCGTTATAGAGATTCAACATAGCGCCGTAAACCGTGTTAATAACGAGCTTAAGCGCCGACTGTTTACTGTTAGCCTCCTGGTACTCGGCGATCTCGTCGGCGGTCTTTTTGTCGCAATCCTTAAGGATCTCCTCGAGACGCTTATACCAATCGTCGCCGAATTGATTAGCGAGTTTCTTAGCGATCGTACCGGCGGTCTTTTTGTAGTTAAGTCGTAGCTCGACCAACTTCTTATAAGCGTCCGGATCCTCCATAGACCGCGAGCAATAGCCGAAATTTATCATACTGTTAGGATACAGGCTCGCGACGTCGTAATTAACGATCAGCCGGTCGCCGGTAGCCTCAGCGATAAAGGCCGGTTTCGCGCCATGTACGCCGCCCCAGGCGTAAGTAACAGGACAACGCCCGGCGGACGTCTCGATCCAACATTTGAACGTTTCGCCCTTAGATCCCTGTTTACCGGTACCAAAGAGTTTAGTATCCGGGATACTGAGGTCGCGGATCTGCATAAAGAAAGAGAGGATCGGCTCGGGGATAAGATTAGGATCCAGGCAATCCGGGAGGTGATAATCTCGCTCGTCGGTACGCTTAACGCCTTTAGCGTTTAGGACTCGAGCGGATAATTTCGCGTTAGTCTGACCGAGGGCCTCGTCCTCCGGGACGCCGTAAATATTGCCGACGACCTTTTTACTCGTGAGGTAATCCTCTCGCGCCCTGTAAAGCCGGACGGTCGCGTCGACGTCATTCTTACAATATCGGATAACCTCGTCTAACTCCTCAGGAGTAAGAGGTCGGTCGATATCGAAAGAGACGGACGACTCGACGATCGGGAGGTTAAGATTTCCCTCGATCGCCTTAAGGCTAAGCTGTTTATCCGCGATATCGTCCTTTAGATCGAAAGATCGGAAAGGTTTTTTCTTAAATTGGATAAACGGAAACGCCCAGGGATCGCCCTTTTTACCGATAATAAAATCGTTATGACGCTTAACCTCGATATTAGAGCCGCCTAACAACATGGTAAGGACGACCCAATCGTCGTAATGCTTATTATTGAAACCTCCGATAAGGATATCCTCTCGATCGAGAAACGCCCTCAAATGGTAGTTATCGTTATGTATAACGATATGATTATTTTCGGCGCTCGGATCCCGAAAGACTACGATCCAATCGTACGCGAAAACCTCGATATCATAGATATAGATCGTCATTTCTCGCCCCCGTTCTCCTTGTAAACGGTAAGGCTAAACTCGATCCGAGCGAGATTAGGAGTCTTATATCGGTAGTCGTGCCGGATATGCAAATACTCCTCAAACGAGACCGTCTTAAAATAATTCGGTTGATTACAGTACGACGCGTAATCGATATAAAACTTTTCGTACTCGGATCCCCAGGTATTAGCGTCTCGCATTACATAAGGTTTACACTCGTGATCGCGACACCATTCGACGCGCCGGATTAACTCGGAGATATTCATACCGTCAGCGTGATAAATGTAAAATTTAAGTCGCCACGGTTTCGAGATATACTTTTTCATTAGTACGATTTTCTTATTAAGGAGCGGCTCGTACTTAGGATCGTCGAAAGCGAAAATATAATCGCCCATGTAATTTAGCGTAGATAGCGCCTTAAGGTTTTCGTCGTTAACTAGGCGGAAGTCTAAACCCTGGTTAAACTCGCACCTTTGACGGCGATCTATTAGCCATTGGAATACGTCCATATGACCGGGATAGGCGAGGATATTATTATCGAGGAAACTTACTTTCTTATGCTTTACGATATCCTCGACTCGGTTATAAACCGTCAGCTTACCCTCGTATTTAGGTACCTTACAAAACCAACAATTACGAATACAGCCTCGGGTAATAAAGCCGTAACTCGTATCCTCCTCAGGAAAGTAATAAGGCTCGGTACTCTCGATCTCCGGCGGTAATTTCGCCTCGGGATTATTGGATCCAATACCTCCGATAAAAACACGATCGCAACCGGTAACGGTAACTCGATCCTTATTGATCTCGAAAATATTAGAGACGTAAACCTCGTCGTAACCTGAGGCGTCGATCTCTTTCCGGCGCTTATGAGGATAGGCGGAAAACCGGAGATCGATCATTTCGACGTCGTGATCTCGTCGGAAATAGTTATACATTTTCCGTAAAGCCATATTCCAACGACTATCGACGTTGACTAAAAGTATTCGCACGATTGAGACTCTCCTTTCTAAGGCGATCCGAGATAGTATTTCCTCGCTCGTCGAGGCATACTTCGCAGATATCGCCGACGTGTTTATCCGGCATGATACAGCCGCACTCGATACAATATTTCATAAAAGAGCCTCCTAGTTTATTAAATAAACGTCGTGGTATTGGATACCCCACTCTAACGCGGCCTCGTGACTCTCGAAAAAGATATCGATCCGATTACCTTTAATCGCGCCGCCGATATCCTCGGCGTAATACGAGACGCCGTTAATCTCGACGTACGAGCCTAAAGGGATAACCTCAGGATCGACCGCGATCGTACTATTTTCCGTCGCTACGGATCCGGTATAAGTGATACCGTCCGCCCAGGCGCCGCAACATTTCGGACACGGACAATAAGCCGTAATCTTAAACTCACCGAGCGGAGTAAGCGTAATCGCCGGAGTTACGTATACGACCTCCTCGACCGGCTCCTCAGGAGCGGATCTTTTGATCTCTACCGGCGGAGGAGCGGTCTCGATAACCTCCGTATCGTCGATAAACGCGACCGTCTCGCGGTACAGATACACGGATAAACAAACGGCGATAATAGCCGAAACGATCATAATCACGAGAGCCGGATCGACTCTAAATTTTCTCGTTTTCGTACTAATACCTCCTTTGTTATCGAAATTGCGTAAACTCGATTAAAAAAATTATTGGTAGCTCCTCCGGTATCCCTCCATATAGCGAGTAAAGAGCGCCTCGGAGAAATCGGAGTAACCGGCTAAGGCTCGATAAATATCGACCTCGACCGTCCCTCGCGTGAGTAGGTGAATATATGAGCATTTCTCTTTTTGCCCGGATCTATGGATACGGTCGCGAGACTGTTCCAATATGTTAGAGCTAAGAGTCGGCTCATAATAAATAATCGTATCGCTCGCAAAAAGATCGATACCGGCGTTAGCGGTCTTATACTGACACACGATAACGCGGATCCGCTTATCGCTCTGAAATTTCCGCCAAATGGTTTTATCCTTTTGCGCTCCGTCCAGGGTTACAAAGCGGATTTTCATTTTACGGAGTAGCTCCGAGATCTTAGCGATCGAATGAGTAAACTCGGCGAATATTACGACTTTTTTATCGTCCGGATATCCCTCGAGGATCTCCTCTAATACGCTTAGCTTTTCGGACTTAAGCTCGAGTAACTGATCGGCGCCGTCCTCGTCGATATAGGTAAGATATCCGCTCGATAATTGTCTGAGCTTTACCAGGCGGCTAAGCGGATTTTCCGCGAGGATCTCGTACTCGAGGATCGCGGACTCGGTCGCCAATTTCTTATAGAGCTTTTTCTCGAGGAGATCGACCTTAATAACCTCGTCCGGTAGCTTTTCGGGAAGATCCAAACAATCGACCTTTTTAACTCGGTAACTATGCTCGTTTATGATCTCCTGTAATTCCTTTACGTGGATATAGCTACTCGGCTTATGGTACATATTGAGGATACAATATCGATCCTGGAATTTCTGATAGCTACCGCCGAAAATGTTAGAGCATACGCGCCCTCGATCAAGGTAAGGATCCAGGAAAGTATATAGCGAGAAAATATTCTCTAACTGACCGTTACCGATCGGAGTACCGGTAAGGATATACCGGTAATCGGCTTTACAGGCCAATTTAAGAAGAAACTTAGACCTCTGACTCGAGCGGTTTTTAATCGCGTGAGCCTCGTCCAGGATAATACAGCCGTATTTCCTGTTATACGGAGACTTATCTCCGCCTCTCCAAACCTTTTCGTAGTTTATGAGAGTAATACCGTCTCGGAGGATATCGCGGTCTAAGGCGTCGAAAAGCTCGATATCTCGCTCCCAGGCGCCGAGAGCCGACTTAGGGCCGACGACTAGCGCGTTATCTATGGATCCGGATCTTAATAGGTCTAAGATTCTGAAAAGTGAGGGTATAGTTTTACCGGTACCCTGTTCCATAAAGAGAGCGAAAAAGTCGTTAGATCTCATATACGAGAGCGCGATCTCCTGGTGACGATATAACTTAATCATGGTCGGACTCGTCGAAAATGGTATTAGCGAGATCTCTCATCGAATGAATAGCGGAAATCGCAACGGGTAAAGATTGATCGAGCGTCATTTTTCCGTTAACACTCTCGCTGACGTTCACAGGACTACACCCGTCCCACAGGTTAACGATAAACTCGTCCTTAGTCATAACGACGGAGTCCTGAGACCCGAATAGCTTTCGACCGATATCCGCGCCGACCATTAAGCCGGTCATACCGAGCATAATATCACCGCGACGAGCGGCGAAATGACTCGTAACCTGAGCGACCGCCTCTCTAAATTCCGCCTCGGTAATCCGCTTAGCTCCCTCCGGGATCTCGCTCTCCTGAGGCTTAACCTCGACCTTATCCAGGTTATTAACGGGTACCTTAATGGTACTACCGTCCTCCAATTCCACGATAGCGACGGGGACGGTCAGAGTCTCAAAGATCCGAGTCACCTTACCGGTACGATCTTTGAACAAATCGAGATAACTCTCGCAAGATACGACCTTAACCAGGTCATTAACCTTAATAGCGCTCATTTCTATACCTCCAAAATTAAAAATCCGCTCCGGTCAATCTGAGACCGAAATAACCGACTCCCGATACACCGAGACCGGTAAGACCTCGGACGAGGATCTCGTTAAAGCCGATCAGATCGAGATCGGAGGATCCGGCCGCTCCGAGAATAATCACAAACCCGGCGACCATACAGAGACCAAAGAAAACGTTTTTCATACTCGTACCTCTTTCTTACTAGAAACGTATGTATTAAGAGTCTTTCCTGACTTTTGGTTTACGCTATGGATAAATCGATATAGCGGCTCGACGTCCGCCATATGTACGACGTGGCCTCGAATATCGGGAGGTCGAGACCCGTCTTTTAATACATGGTAGACCGCCATTGTTTAACCTGCCTCCTCGACGAAACTCTCGAAAAGTTCCTCGAGGGACAGGTTAGACCTGACGATCCGCTTAAAGGCTTTCGCCTCGTTCAAAGTCATAGGATATTTTTCGTTGAGTTTCTGAGATAGGGTAGCAACTGTAACGCCCTTGTCGCCCAGGTTAGGAGCGACGTCCGCCAAAGTTAAACCGGCGCGTACCATTTCGGCTCTAGCGTTTCTATACATTATCGACCGTCTCCTTTCTTACAAGATTATTTGCATTTACTCAATTTCGTAAATACACTTGCCATTATAGTTATAAAATTGGAAATGTCAATACATTTTTACGAATTTGCGTAAATTCTTTTTTTCAATATAAAATGAATATCGAAATCTCGCAACAATTTTTATATGGAAACATGGGTAAATAATAGTAATTTTATCGAAATATCGAAAATAATTGTTGAAATATCGAAAACAGAGGAGTAAGATAAAAACAGGAAAGGAGGTCGTAGCTTATGACCATAGAGGATCAGTTAAAAAACTTAATCCTTATGCGGTATCGTAGTATCCGAGAGTTTACGATCGCCGTCGATATGCCTTATACGACGATCGATAGTATCTTTCGGCGAGGAGTCGGTAACTCGAGCGTCACTAACGTTATAAAAATCTGTAAAGAGTTAGGGATCAGCGCGGACGAGTTAGCCGACGGAAAAATCGTACCTATAATCCAAAAGTTACCGGGACGAGTCGGAGACTCTCACGAGATCCGCGAGTACCTGGATCGATTGAAAACGGAATTGGCCTATATGGAGGATCCAACTCTCGACGGCGAGCCGGTCGATCGAGATACCGTCCTAGCAATCGCCCAGGGTATCGACGTATCGTACGAAACGATAAAGCGGTATAACAAAAACCATAACAAAAACGTTAACAAAAACTAACGACCGTAACAAAAACCCGTTTGTGTTTTTACGAGACGTAACAAAAAGCGTAACAAAAACTCAGGACGTTTTTCAATTCTGTTATGATTCTGTTACGCGTGAAACCCTTGCGGCTCTAAGGTTTTTTACCTTTTTATAACATAATCTATATTTTTTCTAACTCTTAAGGAAAATATATAGATATAGAGATATATAGAGATAAAGAACATAGAAAAATAATACTGTATAGAGTTTGAAAAGTTTTTGTTATTTTGTTATGAGACGAAAAAAAAACCGCCTCGACAATGAAATCGAGACGGTTACTCGCATAACCCTCGGGAGGATTATAGCAAGCTGACAATTTGATTATAACATACCTCCCGAAATAAAAAAGGAGGTTTTTGTAAATGAAAGTAATTATTTACGTCCGCGTTAGTACGGCGGATCAGGCGAAAGAGGGACACTCGATCCCGGAGCAACTAGACCGATTAAAAAAATATTGTGAGGCTATGGATTGGACGATCGTCGAGACGTTTATCGACCCTGGATTTTCCGGAGGTAGCTTAGACCGCCCCGGCCTTAAGGATATGATTAAATTTATTAAGGCGGAGAAAGTCGATAAGGTCGTCGTCTACAAATTGGATCGTCTGAGTCGATCCCAAAAAGATACGTTATATTTGATCGAGGACGTATTCCTAAATAATAATACCGATTTCGTCTCTATGAATGAAAATTTTGATACATCTACTCCATTCGGTCGAGCTATGATCGGTATCCTAGCCGTATTCGCTCAATTAGAGCGCGAGCAAATTAAAGAGCGTATGACTATGGGTAGAGAGGCGCGAGCTAAACAGGGATATTATACGGGTAGCTCGGAGTATTCTCCGATCGGATACGACTATATAAACGGCGAGCTAGTAATTAACGAATACGAGAAAATGCTAGTTAACGAGGTTTTCGATCTGTTCTTAAAAGGTACGGCGATTAACACGATCTGTAATACATTAAACGAGAAAGGCCTTACTCACCATTACGGCGAGTGGACTAATTACACTATGGGCCGCTTATTGAGAAATCGCCACTATATCGGCGAGGTAAGATTCGCGGATAATTGGTATCCAGGTCGACACGAGCCGATCGTAAATATAGACGTTTTCGAAAAGGCCCAGGTCTTACTAAAGTATCGCGAGGATAATAAGAAATCCGATAATAAACATACGTCGTATTTAGGCGGTTTCATTTGGTGTAAAAATTGCGGCGCGAGATATCATTCTCAATTTTGGTATAGACCGGATCTAGGTACAAAACAACGCACGTATATGTGCTACTCTCGTAGTAAAAAAATGAAAAGAATGATCGTGGATCCGACTTGTAAAAACAAAAACTATAAATCTCACGAGTTAGAACAAATCGTATTCGACGAGATCCGTAAATTATCCCTGGATCCGAATTACTTAGACGAGGTAAAAAACGCTTTTGTAAAAGACGACGACTCGGACGATAAAGTCTCTTTATTGAAACAAGAGATCGCCGAGCTAAGCGATCAGATCTCTAACTTTATGGATCTGTATTCTATTAGACGATTAACGTTATCCGAGGTCGATAGCAAAATCGAGCCGCTAGCAGATAGACGCGCCAAATTGGAGGAGGAGTTAGATCGATTAACAGAGGATCAGAACGAGAATAACTTAAGCGATTCGGAAGTTATTCGCCTGGTAA